CCTGCTGTTGCTGTAATTGTTGCTACTACTGACACCTATACAATATATGATGGTGATGATCCTAATATGTCTATGTGGATGGTATTTGAGTCAGATGGTTCTAGTGGAGCAAGAGTTGCTAGGTCAGGGACTGACGCAATTACAATGTTGAATGGATTGATGTGTGCTGTAAGAAGTGGCAGTCAACGAGCAGCAGGATTTGCAAGTTTTATTGATGATACTACTTATCAAATATCTAATTCTGGAAAGTATGAAGAAATTGGTGGACGGGATGGATTAGTTAATAGAAATGTTACTGGTGGTTGGGGTAGTCTAGATTCATCATATGCAGTAACGGGCAATGGAACAATGTATGACGTAGCAATGATCGTGCTACCAAATGCACGGATTGATGTTTATACTGGACTTCCAATACCTACAATTGCTATTGCAACTAATGGTGGTGTGAGCGTTATTAAAGATGATGGAACTGTTGTTGATATTACAAGTGGCACTATAATACACCATGAACCAAGAAGTGTTGACTTTCTTGGAACAAGACTTCTTTGGACAGAGGGAAATAATTATGATTTACAAGACAGAGCATTCTTAAATGCAGAAGTACCATCAGCTGATACAGTACTTCCTCATACTGGTGCTTTACCTAGCGGATATATTGGTTATGGAATTGGAAGCGGAGCAGCTACAGTTTTTAATAATTTTTCCTTATTGCTTCCGTTAAATAATGAACTTTCTAGTCCTGCTAGGGAAAGAAAATTTTGCATTGATGGGCCAGATAATACTATTGTTCTTGGATGTAAACATGCTGTCAACGGTGGTCTTGAACTAATACATCAGAATATAAACTCTCCTTCTGATGGTATGGTTGCAACTGCCACCACTTCTTATAACACTGGATGGATGCACGGAGATTGTAAACTTGCTGTACTATGTGATACTGATGATACAGATATAACTGGAGATAATAGAGTTACTAATGGTTCTTTCTCTAATGGAACTGCTGGATGGTCTGCAAATAATGCTTCTCTTTCTGTAACAGATTTTGTTTTAAAGGTTGATGATAGTTCAAATGCAGGATTAGATAGTCAAGCATATCGAAGTGTTACTGGTCTTACTATAGGAAAAGTTTATTATGTTGGTGTAAGACATAAAAGTTCAAGTCAACACAGATTATGGATTGATACTGGATCTGGACCATTAAGTTCTGGAAATGTTATTACACATACATATACTTCCTCATATGCAACATCTTACAGAAATGATTATTACTCATTTACTGCTACGACTACCTCTGTAACTATTGCATTGCAAGTTGATGGAG